ATGATGAGGATGAACATGACAGCAGCTTGGACTCGTAAAGAAGGAATGTTGCACAAGATGTTGCAATGGTGCAACGGTAAGTGCAACCATAACCGGACATTTTTGTCCGATAGGTGTTGTTTAAGTTTACAATGTTAATACGCACCACTCCTCTGCGATAAGTACGGGTGGTCTATCTCAACACTAACACTCCGCAAGGGTGCAAAACAGACCTGAGTACAGGTATCGCTAGGTAGACGTATCTAGAGTGTGTATCTTTTACCCCCCTGATGACTTAGGCTGTCAGGCGCAGGGACTCCGCGAAGTCCCTTGCTTATATCTAAACAGGAGTCTTTATTATTAAACCAACTAAACGCACCATCACTAATAATGCTAGGTTAATTCAATTAGTTACAAAGAAGCCCGGAATAACCAAAGCAGAGCTGATGAGTATTATGTCTCTTACCCTCATACAATTGAACTGTTGCCTCTGTAGGACTAGGGAAGAGGTTATGGTGGTGTTAACAGGTTGGGGCAAGAAAAGGATTGGCACCTATTATATACGGGATGAAGACCATATGTATGATTACAAGACCCTTGAGCCAACAATACCCGGTGCAAGGATAGTGCATGCTGGGGCATTGATGAGAGCTAAGTATAATGAAAAGTCTCCTGAGCTTAGGAAAGCTGAAAGCAGGGGCATACAAAGCTGTATGGGAGGTACCATTTATGATTAACTTAGGAACCCTGTTCAAAGAACAGGAGCTTTATCATGACTGAGCGACAAAGGTTAGTATATGATTTTATTCAGATGTTTATTAAAAGAAGGGGCTTTGCCCCGTCTTATGCTGAGATAGCTGAAGGTCTTCAGATGACATCTAAATCAAACATACATAGGCATATTCATACACTTAAGTCATATGGATTGCTAAAGCTACAGCCTCACTTGGTTCGTAGTATGAAGATTGTGGATAGGTCTATTGCTATGGTAGCAAAGCTTTAATGCTTTTAACCCATAATGAGCTAAAGAGGTATATGGACTTATTAGATGTCCTACCTCCCAACTCTCCTGAAGTGGAAAAGATTAAGATTCTCTTTAATGAGGACAAGAAGGAAAGATGTCGTAATAACTTCATACCCTTCGTTAAGGAGATGTGGACAGCCTTCATAGCTGGTAAGCATCACAAAGACATGGCAGAAGCCTTTGAGCGGGTCGCTGAGGGGTCTTTAAAGCGTTTAATTATTAATATGCCCCCTAGGCATACTAAATCTGAGTTTGCCTCCTTCCTGTTCCCCGCATGGTATCTAGGTAAGTTCCCTGAAAGAAAGATTATCCAGACAGCTCACACTGCTGAATTAGCTGTTGGCTTTGGTCGGAAGGTTAGGAATCTTGTAGCTACCGCTGATTACCAAGGTGTCTTTCCTACTAAGCTCCAGTCAGATTCTAAGGCAGCTGGTAGATGGAACACTGATAAGGGTGGTGATTACTTCGCTATTGGGGTAGGGGGTGCTGTTACAGGTAAGGGTGCTGATGTCCTTATTATTGATGACCCGCATTCTGAGCAGGAAGCTATGCAAGGTACTGCCACTGTATATGACCGTGTATATGAATGGTATAACTCTGGACCTAGGCAACGACTCCAGCCGGGAGGAGCTATTATCATAGTAATGACCCGATGGTCAAAGCGAGACCTGACGGGACAAATCCTAGCTAATGCAGCTAAAAGAGATGGTGACCAATGGGAAGTCATTGAATTCCCTGCATTAATGCCTAGCGGTAAGCCTTTATGGGGTGAGTTCTGGTCTCAAAAGGAACTTGAGACTATCAAGGCTGAACTACCTGTATCTAAATGGGAAGCCCAGTACCAGCAGAATCCTACATCTGAAGAGGGGGCTATTATCAAGCGCGAGATGTGGAAGCGTTGGGAGTCTGATACTGCCCCTCCCATAGAATATACCATACAATCGTGGGATACGGCATTTGAAAAAAACAATAGGGCAGATTATTCAGCATGTACAACATGGGGCATATTCTATATGCCTAACGAAAAGGGGGAGAGTGTTGCCAATATCATCCTCCTAGAAGCCATTAAAGAGCGTATGGAGTTCCCAGAGCTAAAGGCTAGGGCTATGCAGCAATGGAAGGAATGGAACCCAGATACCCTGATTGTGGAGAAGAAAGCAGCAGGTGCTCCCCTTATCTATGAGATGCGTAGAATGGGAATTCCTATTTCAGAATATACACCTAGCAAAGGAAGTGATAAGATAGCCCGTGTAAACGCTATCTCAGATTTGTTTGCATCGGGTATGGTATGGTGTCCAGATACCAGATGGGCAGATGAGGTGATGGAAGAATGTGCATCGTTCCCTAATGGGGACCATGATGACTTAGTGGATAGCACAAGTCAAGCACTACTAAGATTTCGACAAGGTGGGTTCATTCGTCTTCAGACAGATGAAGAGGATGAGGTCCACTCATTTAAACGCAAGGTAGTATATTACTAGGAAATACATATGAGTATGCATAAGTCTTTGTATCAAGCTCCACAGGGATTAGATTCATTAGAATCTGAACCAGATATTGAAATAGAAATTGAAGACCCTGAGTCAGTAACAATTGGCATTGATGGAATGGAGATTGAAATAGGTGGAGAAGATGAAGAAGGCTTTGATGATAACCTAGCTGAGTATATAGATGATAAGGTTATGAATCAGATAGTTGGCGATTTAATCTCTGACTATGATGATGATGTATCTTCTCGTAGAGATTGGATGCAAACCTATGTAGATGGTCTAGAACTACTAGGCATGAAGATTGAAGAACGCACTGACCCTTGGGCTGGTGCATGTGGTGTGTATCATCCCCTACTCTCAGAAGCCTTGGTTAAGTTCCAAGCTGAGACTATCATGGAGATTCTGCCAGCCTCTGGTCCAGTTAAGACAGAGATAGTCGGCAAGGACACCCCTGAAAAGCGCGAGGCTGCTATTAGGGTACAGGCTGACATGAACTATCAAATCACCGATGTCATGAATGAATATAGACCTGAGACGGAACGGATGCTATGGGGACTAGGTCTATGTGGTAATGCCTTTAAGAAGGTCTACTATGACCCCAGTCTAGAACGTCAGGTATCTATCTTCATCCCTGCTGAGGATGTTGTAGTGCCTTATGGTGCTGCTAATCTTGAGACTGCTGAACGTGTTACCCATGTAATGCGTAAGACAGAGAATGAAGTTAGAAAGCTTCAGGTTGCCGGATTCTATCTAGATATTGATTTGGGTGAACCAAACAATACGATGGATGAGGTTGAGAAGAAGATTGCTGAGAAGCAGGGATTCCGTGCTACATCCGATGACAGGTATAAGTTATTGGAGATGCATGTTAACTTAGATTTGGAGGGATATGAGCATGAAGATGAAGATGGTCCTACAGGCATTGCTTTACCGTATGTTGTCACCATTGAAAAGGGTTCTAACAAAGTTCTCTCAATTCGCAGGAATTGGAATGAGGATGATAAAACGCATCAAAAACGTCAACACTTCGTTCACTATGGATACGTTCCGGGCTTCGGCTTCTACTGCTTCGGGCTTATTCATCTTGTCGGTGCTTTTGCTAAGTCTAGTACTAGTCTTATTCGACAACTGGTAGATGCGGGAACCCTATCTAACCTACCCGGTGGTTTCAAGACCAGAGGCTTAAGAGTCAAAGGTGATGACACCCCTATAGCACCAGCTGAGTTCAGAGATGTAGATGTACCTAGCGGTACCATCAAAGATAACATCATGACCCTGCCTTACAAGGAACCAAGTCAGGTATTGCAGTCCCTGCTTGGAACTATTGTAGAAGAAGGTAGGAGGTTTGCGGGAGCAGCAGATATACAAATATCTGACATGTCTGCTAACTCTCCTGTCGGTACGACTCTGGCTATCCTTGAGCGGACAATGAAGGTTATGAGTGCTGTACAGGCTCGTATACATTACTCATTGAAGCAAGAGCTTCGCCTATTAAAGAAGATAATTGCAGATTACACACCAGAAGAATATTCATATGAGCCTGAACTAGGTGATAGACAAGCTAAGAAGTCAGATTATGATATGGTGGATGTTATCCCTGTATCAGACCCCAATGCCGCTACGCTATCTCAGAAGGTTGTTCAATACCAAGCTGTAATACAACTAGCCCAAACAGCTCCTCAAATCTATGACATGAAGTATTTGCATAGACAGATGCTGGATGTACTTGGCATAAAGAATGCAGACAAGCTAGTCAAGCTGGAAGATGATGAGAAGCCTCTAGACCCAATCTCTGAGAACATGAACTCAGTCAGTGGTAAGCCTATGAAAGCATTCATCTATCAGGACCATGATGCTCACATCGCAGCGCATCAGGCATTCATGACTGACCCTGTAGTCACCAAGACTATTGGACAGAATCCTCTAGCAAATCAAATCATGGCGGCATTACAAGCGCATATGGCTGAACACTTAGGATTCCAGTACAGAAGCCAGATAGAGAAGCAGATGGGAGTCACTATGCCTCCTCCTGACAAGCCTCTACCACCTGAAGTTGAGGTAGAGCTGTCTCGTCTAGTAGCTATGGCAAGCCAGCAACTGCTTCAAATACATAAAGGCGAAGCTGCTCAGGCACAGGCTGCTGAACAACAGAAAGACCCAGTAGTACAGATGCAACTAGCAGACCAGAAACTGAAGGAAGCTGAAGTCCAACGCAAGTCCGCTAAGGATGTGGCTGATAACCAGTACAGAATGACCGCATTGGAAGCTAAAACCGCCTCAGAAGATGCGGCATTAACAGCTAAAACCAATATGGAGCAGATGAAACTACATGCTAAGGCTGAAGAACATGCCATAACAGATAGAGCAAAGGTAGCAAGTGAGAAACTTAAGTTAGGTGTAGAGGTTGCAAAGGAAAACGCTAGACTACAAGGTAAAAAATAATGAGTGATAAGGTATTAAAGCTTTTAGTTGAGAAACTAGATGACAAGGTGTCGCAAATTCAAGATAATCTAGGCAGCGGTGCTGCTAAAGACTATGTTGAGTACAAGGCAATGGTTGGTGAGATAAAAGGTCTTCTCACTGCTCGTTTAAACATACTAGACCTACAAAAACATATAGAGGAATCTGATGACGATTGACATACTACTGGCTACAAATCCAGACAACCCTGTAATAATTGGCTCCATAGCCTCACCACCTGAAGAAAAAGCAAGTCAGCTACCCAAACCTAGTGGGTATCATATCCTTTGTGCCATTCCAGAGCAGGAGAAGGAGTTTGATAGCGGTATTATCAAGGCTGATAGCACTATTCACTACGAAGAGCTTCTCACCACTGTACTGTTTGTGGTAAGTCTCGGACAAGACTGCTACACAGATGCCACTCGCTTCCCCTCTGGAGCGTGGTGTAAGGTAGGAGACTTCATATTAGTCAGACCAAATGCAGGTTCTCGCCTTGTTATACATGGCAAAGAGTTCCGCATGATAAATGATGACTCAGTTGAAGGTGTAGTGGATGACCCAAGAGGAATTAAACGCAAATAAGGAGTTTAAACATGATAGAAAAGAACGAATATAAGTTTCCAGACGAGGTAGATGACGTAAAAGTTGAGGTTGTACTCGATGGAGAAGAGGTAGATATTGAAATAGAGGATGATACTCCTGAGAAGGACAGGCATAGAGAGCCTTTACCTGACAATCTTAAGGAAGAACTCTACCAAGATGAGCTAACTGACTACTCTGCTAAGGTCAAAAACAAGATTAAGCAGATGAGAAAGCTCGCTGAGGATGAAAGGCGCGACAAAGAACAAGCCAGAAGGGAGCAAACAGAGGCTATTTCATATGCACAGAAGCTAAATGAGGAGAATAAACGCCTCAAAATTAGCCTAAATGACAGTGAAAACAGTGTCTTAAAGTCGGTAAGTCGCAATGTTGACATGGAAATGGACAAAGCGAAACAGGCATATAAAGAAGCACATGAGTCTGGTGATACAGATAAAATGCTGGAAGCTCAAGAATCTTTAACAGAAATCTCTATAAGAAGTGATAAAGTTAAGAATTTTAAAGTAGCCCCTTTACAAGCTGATGATTCTCCTGTACAAATACAGCAACCAGCTATACAACCTGACCCAACCGCAAAAAGTTGGCAACAAGAAAATACTTGGTTTGGAGCTGACGATGAGATGACATCTTTGGCATTAGGCTTACATGAAAAGCTTAAGAAAGAAGGAGTTGTAATATCATCCAAAGAGTACTACAGGCGCATTGATGACACAATGCGTAAACGGTTCCCAGAGAATTTTGAGACCGACATAGAGGAAAAGAGCAAAAACTCTACAAGACCTAGCAACGTTGTAGCATCTGCTTCCCGTAGCACATCTTCTAAGAAGATAAGGCTTACACAATCGCAGATGAGCATTGCTAAGAAGCTTAATATAACCCCTGAACAATATGCTCAGGCATTAATTAAAATGGAGTCCTAAAATGACAGCCAACAGAAAAGATAGAGAACTTGAAACCCGTACAATGGAAGAGAAACCTAAGCAGTGGTCTCCTCCAGAACTCTTGCCAGAACCTGTCAAGATGCCGGGCTACTCGTACAGATGGATTAGAGTTTCTACGCTAAATAATGCAGACCCTCGCAATATCTCAGCAAAACTGAGAGAAGGATGGGAACCAGTACCAGCGATAGAACAACCGCAGTTCCAACTGCTAATCGACCCTAATAGTCGCTTTAAGGACAATATTGAGGTTGGTGGGTTATTGCTTTGCAAGACTCCGACAGAATTGGTAGACCAACGTAATGCATATTACGCGAAGCAAACCAATGCTCAAGCGGAAGCTGTAGACAATAACTTAATGAGTCAAAGTGACCCAAGGATGCCACTCTTTAGAGAGCGTAAGTCCACAAGTAGCTTTGGCAAAGGTTCGTAAACTTTTTAATTTGGAGTTATAAATGGCATTTCCTACCCTTGCAGGTCCTTATGGGTTTCAGCCCATAAATCTGATTGGTGGACAAGTATTTGCTGGTTCAACTCGCTTGATTCCTATCACTTCAGCTTCAGCTACATCCATCTTTTATGGTGATGTGGTTAGACTGAACACTGGTGGAACATTGAGCAGAGGAGCCACTGGTACTACTACCGCTACAGATGCAGTTGGTGTTTTTCTAGGTTGTGGATTTACAAATGCAACCACTAAGCAATTTCTTCAACAACAATATTTCCCCGGTGGAACTGTTGCTTCTGACATTGTTGCTTATGTTTCTGATGACCCTGATGCTTTGTATAAAGTAGCAGTTCTATCAACAAGTACAGCAGTAAGCGGGTTAACTCAAGCAGCTGTTGGACAAAACGTTGCTTTCTTTCAAACTACTGGTAGTACTACTACTGGCAATTCAAAAGAAGGTGTTTACAATTCAACTGGTTCCACTACAACTCTTCCTTTCAGGATTGTTGATGTTGTTCCAGCCACTGTTAATGCGTCTGGTTCGTATACGGAGGTGATTGTCAAATTCAATTTTGGCGTTCATACCTATACATCTGCCACAAACGTTGTAACAGCAGCTTAAGGAGCGACTAAATGGCTATTTCACGCGCACAACTACTGAAAGAACTGCTTCCCGGACTGAACGCTTTGTTTGGTCTAGAGTATGCACAGTATGGTCAGCAACATAAAGAGATTTATGATACTGAATCATCTGAGCGTTCTTTTGAAGAAGAAACAAAACTGTCTGGATTCTCTGCTGCACCTGTTAAAAACGAAGGCTCTGCCATCGCTTATGACAATGCACAAGAAGCCTTCACAGCTCGCTACAACCACGAAACTATCGCATTGGGCTTCTCCCTAACAGAAGAAGCAATCGAAGATAACTTGTATGACTCGTTGTCAGCTCGATACACCAAGGCTCTAGCTCGTGCTATGGCATACACCAAGCAAGTCAAAGCTGCTGCTGTGTTGAACAACGGATTCACTAACTCTGCCGCTTATTACGGTGGTGATGGCGTTCCTCTGTTCTCAGCAAGTCATCCTTTGGTAAGTGGTGGTGTAAACAGCAACCAACCCGGTACTGCTGCTGATTTGAATGAGACTTCTCTGGAAGCCGCTGTTATTCAAATCGCTGCATGGACTGACGAACGTGGTCTGTTGATTGCTGCTAAACCTAAAAAGCTAGTTGTTCCTCCAGCATTGCAATTCGTAGCTACTCGTCTCCTAGAGACAGAGTTGCGTGTTGGTACAACTGACAATGACATCAACGCTATCAAGAATAATGGTTCAGTATCAGAGGGTTACACTGTTAATAACTTCCTGACTGACACAAATGCTTGGTTCCTAACCACTGATGTACCTAACGGCATGAAGCACTTTGTGCGTACTCCGTTAAGCAACTCAATGGATGGTGATTTCGATACTGGTAACGTAAGATACAAGTCTCGTGAGCGTTACAGCTTTGGCTGGTCTGACCCCCTTGGAATGTTCGGTTCCGCAGGAGCTTAATAGCTGCTGTGTATAGGAAAAGCCCTGCCCTAAAAAGCAGGGTTTTTTACTTATAGGTAGTTGCAAACTGGTCAAAAAGCGTGTATAAACATATTACTGGGTATTTACCTATGCCAACTGTCCCAGCAGACGATGCAACGATGGTGTAGGGACTTTTGCATAAAGGAGATTTACAATGGGTTTTGCTACTCACCTAGGTCCTTGGAGACTTGGAACCGTTAAAGACACAACTGGTAGTACCGCTGGAACTATTGAAAACATGGGTGTTACCACTGTTTCTCAATCTGCTGATGTTGTTTTTGGTACCCTTACTGGTACTGCTTTTGTTCTTCCTGCTGGCTCACAATGTACAGATATTAAAATTGTAACTTCCACTGTCTTTAGTGCGGCTACTACTGCCAAACTAAGCATTGGTGCTGTTGATTTCACTACCACTGGCACAATTACTAGCGTAGGCGGCATTAGCTTGACTGCTAACGCAACTACTCCTGCTTTGTGGTTAAACGTTGGCACTACTGATGCTGTTGTGCTGTATACATTAGCTGGTACTGCGTTGACTACTGGTGCTGCAACCATCATCATTACCTACTCTGTGCGTAATTCTGACGGGGCTGCAAACCCAACCGCTTCTCAGAGTTAATCTTATGGT